AATTTTAGATATTTAGCTTGTTCTTTAATTCATTGTTGATTTGGATTTTTCTAATAGCCTTTTAGCCTTTTCTAATCTTGTAATATACTCCATTACGTCATATTGAACGAAAGCCCATTTCCCGTCTTCATATCTAATGTTTTCATTAGTTTCAAGAGCCTGCATCACTTGATTGTATAACGACGAATCATCTTCGATTGCCCTTCCGGCTCTGCGCTCATTTTCTTTCATAAATACACTTATGGCTATCTTAATGATTCTGATTTCATTATCATAATCTTTCTTTTTCCGATAAAGAATCATTAATCTATCATATGGATGTGTTGCTGGAAGTTGTGGTATAATAGCTTTTTCATATACAGCTATAGCTTCATTTATCATACCTTCCTTTTCTAAATCTATGCCTAATTTAATCAATCTTGAATTTTCATTCAGAACTTCTTGTTGAGCTATTTCTTTAAATTCTTTTTCCTGCTTTTGTTTAAGTGTTTCAAAACGAGATTTTTCCAAATGGTTTAGTCTATATTCGAGTTCACCTTCGTCTTTACATAAGACCTCTCTCGCTTTAATTCCACTTGTTTCTCCTACAATTCCAGCACATTCAAGTTGGTCCATAATACGCCCTGCTCGATTATAACCTATAGCAAATTTACGCTGAATTAATGAAGTAGAACCTTGCTGGTGAATCACAACCAAACGGGCAGAATCTTCAAATAGCGGATCAAGTCTAATCATATCAACATTATTTACAGAGGGATATTCTATTTTTTCTTCCTCTTCTTTCTTTATAAATATCTCTTCTTTTTTTGTGTCTACTTTTTCTTCTGTATCTATAATTATCCTATTTATAGGTGTTTCTGTAATTAGGGTTTCATTATCGTTGCCAATTTCATTGTCCATTTGAACTGTTTCCTTTTTCTCAACCGACGATAAATGTAAAGCAAATCCTATTATTATAAGAAGTATAGATAGAGCAAAATGTATACCACAGATTGGCAATATGACTGCAAGGGCATAGCATATAAACGAGAAAAGACATCCAGTATAATTCTTTATTTCATATCCAGAATCTGCATTATTTGATTGCGTTCTATGATTGGACATATTATTGTCACAAACTTTTGTTCTTGAATAGATACCTGTGCCGGGTATTCCTGTCGTAACGTACGTTCCTCGTTTTCCGAAATTTACTTTTGCTCCTCGTGGACCAATCGACCAACTTGTACCAGATTTGCTAACATTCATGTGTACTCCAGGAAGTATCTTAATTCTTTTTCTGAAATATAGTCCCATAGTATTAGATTTTATTTATAATAATGTATCGCTTACGATGTGTTGTTTTACTATCCAAAGACTTCTTATTTGATCTATTTCTATATCGAAATCATCAAATTCCTCCGTATTAATAGAGTGAGCAATCCAGTATTTACGAGCCAAAGATTGTTCCTTATACCTACGTAATATCTTAATGTGTCCATGATATTCTCCGGTTTCTTTGTCTTCTACTACTATTCCAAATATGTTGCCAAATGGTATTGTATTTGGATTATCATGAGGAAGTGTATATCTTTTTAAAGCAACCCAACAGCCAGAAGGAAGTGTTGGGGACATAGATCTTCCTACTATCTGTGCTACTCCTTCGCAATCTTTGCAATCGGGTAGATACCAATAGCGGGTGATATCTTCGGTAATACTTATGAGTTGGGTTTGCCCAGCTGCAAATTTAAAACTTACCTGTGGCAATAAATGCAATCCTTTATTTTTTGCATCTTGAAATTCCTCTTCTGATGTAATTGATGTGCCGGAAGATGTCGGTATATTAGGAATCACATCATCTGTATTTTTATCTTCGTTTATCGCGTTCCCTCTTCCTGTAAGGATGTACTCCGAATTTATTTTGTTACAATTCATGCAAACAGCAGACAATATATCTGATGGAAGGGATTTTTCTTTCCCAGTATTAGTCTTTCCTCCTTTCATCTGCGAAATTTTAGATTGAGCAGATTTCACTCCATACTTTGTTTCTATTTCATAAGGGGTTATACCAGCTTTTTCTATTGCTTCAAAAAATCTATCAATCATTCCCATAAATTATATCTTTTAATTTGATACTTTATAAATATAAAGTATATTTGTATCGGAATCAAGTTGCGGATGATTTCGACTAAATTGTTTAACTGTTCCCATTAAGGGATTATATAGGCGACTTAACTTCAAACCGCAACTTTGGAGTTGGTCGCTTTACTTTTATAGCTATGGTAATAATCAATCCTTTTCTATTTGAATCAATGAGAATGCAAATAGAAGAATCATCTCATACGCCAAACAAAACAATCTGTAAGGATCCATTTAAAGAATCAAACAGGCTTATTGATAATGCAAAAGAATCATATTTCAAGATCTTGAAGGAAGAGAAGCGCGCTATCAGAGAAAGTGCCAATCCTTCCGAGTTTAATCTTTAGTTTCCTTGTGAATACATCGTCAAACAGTGTATATCCATATCGTGTTTTAAGTTCTTTCAACTGATTAATGACATAATCTATATCTTCCTTATCTTTAGTCTTTTCAGTGGTCTCAAGCATCATGTAAATAGATTGCCTTATATCTGCTATATTTTTTAATTTCATAGCCATGTGTAGCAGGCGTATCTCTATATACATCATAGTTTTTGCTGTATGAATTACATGATGGTCACTTATGTCCTGTAATTTTTCTTCTATTTCATTTTTAAGGTCGTTTTTTAACCCAAAAATGTTATATCCAACCATTACGGCTAATGCTCCTACAACGAAAGAAAGAAAAGCAATCATAGAATCGAATAGAGTCCATGTTACAGGCTCGTATTTGCATAGCCATAGCAATATTGCAATGACACTTAATCCAAGTGCTATCCACGCTATCCAATTTCTATTTCTGCCTTCTTTCTTCATATTATAATAAGGTATAACCTGCTTTAATAGTTAAATAGTGTTGTTAGACTTTATAATTATAAAGTATATTTGCATTATCAAATTAAACTGATACAAAGAAACGAAGATTAATTCAGATTTCAAATAGTATAAACATATTAAAATACACGATTATGAGAACAAGAGAATTTTTACACGAAGTAATGAGCCTTGCTTGGCAGTTCGTTAAGCGTAATGGCTACACCATGAGCGAAGCAATGAAGGTCGCTTGGGCTAACTTGAAGTTGAAAGGTGAGATGAAAAAGAAGATAGTGAAGTTCTACTTCAAAAAAGTGGACGGTTCCGTTCGTGAGGCATACGGTACACTAAATGAAAAGCTGATGCCTGCCATCACTGGTACTGACAACAGAAAAAAGAATGATACCGTCCAGACTTACTATGATACTGAACGCCAAGAATTCAGATGCTTCAAAAAAGCTAATCTGATGTCAATCGCATAAAAGATATGGATATGAATGCTTACACGATTAACCAGCAGTTGGATAGCCTTTATAAAGATTTAGAGGCTGCCCATAACAATGATGAAGAGGCTGTCTGCCTGATGTTCAATGCTGATAGCAAAAAAGAAGCTATCCAGTTGATAACGGATGAGATAGACAGTTTGGAAGATGCCTTAAAAGGTTTTGAAACTTGTGAAGATGATGGCATGGACTACGATGCTCTATGCCGGGTACAAGGTATCAGCCGATACGCATAATACACGATTATGCAACGCACGACAGCCCTACAGACGGATTGAACGGCAACCGATAGCGAGAATCGGGTAGGGTACTATTGACTAGTTCTTTGAAATTCTGTAAAAGCAATTACGGTGTAATTCATAAGCCGTTTTTGCCAACCAAAGATAACAAACGCACATAAGCAAGTTGGAGCTTGTGAGCTGTGCAATGTTTAACAATTAATAGAAGATACCGCAAAATTACGTCCTTGAGCAGTAAGCATACAGGTTGGGCGTCTGTACTATCTTCGACAATATAGCCTGTACAGAACTGAAATACGGTTCTACTATTCGATTAGGGTACAGGCACAAACTTTAATTTACACGATTATGAACGGAGAAAACAAAATGGAAACAGTAGAAGTGAAACATGAAAATTTGCAGGAATTATACAAGGTATTGACGAATTATCCTGCAATCTCGAAAGAACAGGTGATTCACGAACTTCACAAATGCTTCGGTAAAGAGGCTTTTAAGCTGAAAGATGTAACGGAACGTATAAAGACATTCGAGGATGCTTGCAAGGAACTCGGAGAAAATAATCCGCTTATACACGCATGGAAATCATGGGACCTTTTTGGATTAAGAAATCAGCCCGATGTAGATGCTTACCTTAAACTCCGCATCATTGCTGCCGCACTTAATGAGGGTTGGAAGCCACAATTTACAACGGATGAATTACGATACTTCCCTTGTTTTGTCCTTTACCTCCCAATAGACGAAATGGGTAATGAACCGAAGTACCGTGTAGTGAGTCGGTCGCCATTCTATGCGAATGCGAATGGCGGAATTGCGTATGCAGGTACGAGTATCGGTGTTTCTAATCCGATTGCGTACATTGGTTCTCGGATTTTCTTTAAAACAAGAGAATTTTCGGAATACGCAGGCGTGCAATTCATTGACATTTGGGCTGATTACGTATTCAATTCATAGAGAGTTTAAGTAAAAGGCAGTAGGATATTTAAATATTTGCTTTTGGCGAAATAATGAAATAGATAGATATGGGAATAGTCGAAAAGAAACTTCGCACGATGGCTATCCGGGCTTTGTGTCAGGGAGGATTTATGAAAGTGAACTGGTATATGCGCAACGAAGTGAAATACACTATTGAATCAATTAATGTAGAGGTGTTGATTGGAACTCCTGATGAAGATTTCAAGAAATATCGCGGAGTTGGCGATAAAGTTCTTGTAGAGATACTTAAAATAAGGGATAAGGTTAAATCACTTTATAATTATGATTAAATAAAAACTGTTATGAAACATAGGCGAAAAAGCAGATTTACCGATATGGATGTAAATGCTATCTGTAAATTGAAAGACGAGCTTATCCAATATAAGCAAGCATACAGATTTCTGTTTTATTCAATTATTAATGCTGAAGCAGGCAAAGATATGCCGGATATCTTAGTATCTGACTTACCGGATGATAGTATAGTCCATTATGTGAATAGGACTATAAGAGAGTGGAGCGAGAAGTTATATTCAACCAATAAAGAGAAGAAAGATGATTAAAAGATTAATTCAGTATTTCAGAAAGCGAAAAGAACAGAAGTTGCGCAAAGAGCTTCTTCTGAAAGTAGGTACACACTCAACTACCCAAGCCGTTCAAGCCTGGGTAGAGTTCATCCTTGACGGCAAAACATCTAAAGAGCTTCTTCTATCAGCTGGCGAAGATGAGAGATTGAAAACTTGGATTGGATTATTAGGCATCCAGTCTCGACAGTCCAATGCTCCTTCTGATAAGGAGTAGCTACAAAGATTTCACATCCTTGTTCATCGCCGAATGATTTAGACTTGACAGCAGCGATGTGATTGATATTAATCAGTACAGATTCCCCGTCTTGAGGAATTTCAATAAACTGTTTCATATTTCTTAATTTTTAGATTTGACGATTCAAAGTTAAGAAAATCCCCTGACAATAACGTGATGTTGCCAATCGAATTGGTTCAGGGGAACTAATCAATTTACACAATTATGAAGGCAATCCAATTCATTTTATCCATACTGGTTAGTATATGCGCTGCCGGTATGCTTTACGGGGCTATCACTACTTACAGTCCTATGAAAATATTCTCTGTCACTATAATGGGTGTTATATGTGCCGGATGTGCTTTTCTAATAAGAATCTCTTATAAAGAGTTGAAATAAATGACAAATTGTAATACCGCTAAAAGGTAGACCTCAAATCCGGCACAAGGCGCATGGGTATGAGTGCACAATAACCTTGTAAACCAGCCGGGCGGTAATTTATGAAGTAGCATTGTTGGAATGCGTGTAAGCAATTAATTGTTGGTATTAACTCATATTCTGATTTCTATATTCATCTGGCTTACAAGAAGTAGGTTCGACTCCTACCTTTTTAACGATGTTTTAAACTTATACGATTATGACAGTGGAAGAATTAAGAGGCATGACGCATGAAGACTTAGTAAGGCGTGTGCAAGAACTGGAAGAGGCTAACGAAAAATTAGCTGAAGAGAAAAAAACATGGTATAAATCTTGGAGTGATTTGCAACAGAAGTTTGATCATTTCAAGAATGCGGTTAAAAGCATTGTTCTGATAATAGATTAGATATTCGTGTTTTATTTTGATGTTTGTACTGGGTGTGCCGTCCGTGAGGATAGTGCACCTTTTTTAATCGGATGGTTAGCTTATCGGTTAGAGCTTCGTGCTGTGCAACCAATTGGCACGATTGAGAGGGGTTCGATTCCCTTACCATCCACGAATCATTAATTAAATTTTATTCTTATGGCAAAAGAACTGAAAGAAAGAACAGAAATCAAGAAAAAGCTGAAAAAGAAGAATGACAGAATCAGCTTTGACTTTAGCGACAAGCTTGCCGGACAGCTTCGCAGGTGTACCGCTGATCTTAACAGGTTGGCAAGGATTGACCGGATAATAGACAAGGAGCAAACGTTGTATTCGGTGGACACTAACAGGGAAGCCGGATATATTGAGGTTATCCGCAATTATTAATCAGCCGACTTACACGATTATGAGGAGAGTTTTTAATGAACTTACACCTGAATGCGAGATTACGGCACGAATGTATGCACAAGGGTATGAGAAGAAGGAGATAGCCGATTTGAAATGCAGGGCTGTGAGCACAATAAACAACCAGTTGCAGAAGGCTTTCGAGATTCTTCATGTAAGAAATGGAAGAGAACTGGCGACCATGCTATATGAGCGTTTGGCTGGCATGAAATTCACTATGGATTTCCCACCAATAGCCCGTTCTGTTATCGCCTGTTGTTTATTATGTGTGTTTTCAATTACGTTTTATCAGGATTTCCATTCGGATATGCGTAGGGCAAGACGGATTAGAGAAGAGAAAATAGAATTTCTGAAAGATATGATATGAAAAGAGGAAAGGTTGAATCCGTACAGAAACTTTGGCTTAATAAGGATGAAGCGATGGCTTATTTGGGGTGTAGCGTTGATTACCTTGATAAACTTAGGAATAACGCCCAGGTTTCATTTGCCAAAGATGGAAAAATGATTTGGTACAATTTGGAGTCGATCAATAGATTTTTGAATAGAATGAAAGTAATATAAACCCTTTAAATTTTACGATTATGAGTCTTATTAAAAAAAGCAATGAATTAGTAATTCCTACCACAGTGAAAATGATGATCTACGGTCAGGCTGGTATGGGAAAATCAACAGTGGCATTGAGCGCACCGAAACCGTTATTATTGGACTTTGATAACGGAGTCAAACGTATGAATATGGCGCATTTGGAAAACATAGATACTGTACAGGTCACTTCATGGAGTGATGTCCAGCAGGTCTTGCAAGAGGACTTATCCGCTTATCAGACCATTGTAGTTGATACAATCGGTAAGATGATGGATTTCATCATTACTTATAAATGTGGCAGCCGCCAACCGTCTATCAGGGATTGGAGCGGTATCAATGCGGAGTTTTCATGGATGACACGAACACTCTCGGGGCTTAACAAGCATATTATTTTCGTTGCCCATCGTGACACAAGAAAAGAAGGTGATGATACGGTATTCATTCCTGCTTTACGTGAGAAATCCTACAATTCCATCGTTACTGAACTGGATTTGCTCGGTTATCTTGAAATGAAAAGCGAAAGAGGGGTACAAAGACGTACCATTACTTTCGACCCGACTTCAAGAAATGATGGTAAGAATACCTGCAACCTTCCTTCAGTGATGGAGGTTCCTACCATCCTAGACAAAAACGGTAATCCAACCGCCAAGAACGACTTTATCACTACCAAGATAATCAATTCGTATTTGGGTATGCTTGCAGCGAAGAAAGCGGCACAAGAAAAGTATGATAAGGTGATAGAGGAAATCAAAGAAAGTATCGAATTTATAACTGATGCCAAGTCCGCTAATGAGTTCGCTGCCCAGATTAATGAGTTTGAACATGTTGGTAGTTCTTTGATGATGGCGAGAAGTTTGTTTGCTGCAAAGGTAAAGGCTTTGGGACTGATATTCAATAAGGAAACTAAAATATACTCAGATGCAGCCTAATGAGATTTGGAAAGACATTCAAGGTTATGAAGGACTCTATCAAGTAAGTACCCTTGGTAGAGTTCGCTCTTTAGATAGGCTTATTAAAAGCAGGTATGGTAATTTTAGAAAGATAACAGGAAAGATAATTAAGCCTAATAAAATATGGAGTGGATATTTACGAATATCACTATGGAAACAACAACAAGTTGAATATAAATCTCTTCATAGACTTGTTGCCGAAACGTTTATTCCTAATCCGCAAAATTTACCATGTGTAAATCATAAAGATGAGGTTAAAAGCAATAACTCTGTTTCTAACTTAGAATGGTGCACATGGAGATACAATGCTAATTACGGAACAAGAAACGAACGGTTTAGCAAAAAGAAAATAAATCACCCGAAGATGTCAAAAGCCGTTGTTCAGTGTCGAGAGGATGGTACGTTAATAAGTACATTTGAAAGTGCTAAAGAGGCTGAAAGACAAACGGGTATTAACAATGCTAATATTATCAGTTGCTGTATAGGTAGAAGAAGCTTCCTTACAGCAGGTGGTTACAAATGGAGGTATAAGAATGAGTAAAATATCTTACAAAATATACCCAACGTTGCTGGATTCTTATCAAAATTATATAGATAGTGATAAGATATATCAAAAATATTACGCTTTTTCTGATAATCCCCCATGCGATGAGGATGAGTTTAGGGAAAAACAATTCCAATCTCTTATTGATAGGATAAATAGAGTACCTTTCGATAGTGAAGCTGCTGATAGAGGAACGTGTTTTGGGGAAATAATTGATTGTATGATTGAGAACCGTAAATCTTCTATAATGGAAATTAGCAAGGCATATCACGATGACGGAAAACTTTACGGGATAAAAGCTGTTTACAACAATCGCACTTTCACTTTTCACATTGACCTTTGCCGCGAGTTTGCCAACTACTACAAAGGAGCATTAACCCAACAAAGAGTAGAAGCCATCTTGCCTACTGCATACGGCAATGTTTTGGTTTATGGGGTAATTGACGAGCTGATGCCGGCCAGCGTCCACGACATCAAAACAACCGGAAGCTATACCGTAGGGAAGTTCAAAGACCACCATCAACACCTTGTTTATCCTTATGCTTTGATGCAGAACGGTTCGGATGTACGGACATTTGAGTATAACATTGTAGAGTTCAACAAAGGCGGTTATGTGGTAGATACCTATACGGAAACATACGTTTTCAATCCTGAACGTGATATTCCTATTCTTACTAATCATTGTGAGGAATTTATCCGGTTTTTGGAAGAAAACAGAGAACTTATAACCGATAAAAAGATATTAGGAGGAGAAAATTAATGGCAAACCAAATAACTGGACGGATAATCGAAATCGGACAAACTGTTCAAATACCATCCAAAAACGGTGGTTCCTCGTTTACAAAACGGGAGTTTATTTTAGATGCTACCACTTACGACCCTTATACGGGAGAGCGTAGCGAGTATGAGAACATTATTCCCTTAGAGTTTTCGGGTGACAAGTGTACAGAACTTGACCGCTTTAATCAGGGTGATGTTGTTACTGTATCATTTGTCTTACAAGGGCGTTCTTGGACGAATCAAGACGGAGAATTCAAACGTATGGTATCCATTCGATGCTATAAAATAGAAGCGCGTGGCGGTGTATCTCAATCCCAACAGACAACATCGATACAACAGCCAGCGCCACAACCGACTTATCAGCAACAGCCGCAGAACTTTCCGCCTCCGGTTGATGCTAATGGCAATGTAAAGGATGATTTGCCTTTTTAGCGTATGCTGTTCGACTTGAAGAATGATATGGAAGAGATTTGGAAAACAGTAAAAGGGTATAATGGATATTATCAAGTTTCTAATACAGGTAAAGTTCGGAATCCTAATAAGGTGCTTACTCCAAATGTTGGAGTAAAGAACGGATATGTTTATGTTACTTTGAGAAAAGATAAAAGACTGTTACATCGAATTGTTGCAGAAACTTTTATCCCCAATCCATTTAATAAACCAGAGGTAGACCACATTAATGGAATTAGAACGGATAATAATGTTTGTAATTTAAGGTGGGTAACTCGCACGGAAAACAATAATAATCCTATTACTAAAAGCCGTTTTAGTAAATCTGCTAAAGGTAAAGTTATCAATGCAGAAACTAAAAAACGAATGTCAATGAGCCGAAAAGGGGAAAAACATCCAATGTATAATAAAAAGCATTCAAGTTTTTCTAAAAGAAAGATGTCTATAACTCATTCAATTCCAGTTGTGCAATTTGGATTACAAATGAATTATATAGCTGAATTTGAAAGTGCAAAAGTGGCTTCTCTTGAAACACAAGTTGCTGCATCAAGTATCAATGCTTGTACGCTCGGCAAAAGGAAAACGGCTGGTGGCTATATTTGGAAAAAGAAAAATGATATTTAATTTATCAAATCATTATGAAATACCCAAGTTCAAGGAGTATGTAAACAAGCTGTTTAGTGAACGTGCGGTGGTGGAAGTGAAAAAGAAACTACCTAACCGCACGCTTGCCCAAAACAGCTACTTGCATCTTCTTTTAGGGTATTTCGGTAGTGAGTACGGTTGCAGTCTCGACGAAGCAAAAATTGATTTTTATAAAAGGACTTGCAACCGTGATTTGTTTGAACGTAAGACGGTCAACAAGAAAGGCAATGAAGTAACCTATCTGAGAAGCTCTGCCGAACTGACAACGGGGGAAATGACCCTGAGCATTGACCGTTTCCGTAATTGGAGCGCATCGGTGGCTGGTATCTATCTGCCGGCTGCAAATGAACATCAAATGCTGATATACGCCCAGCAGGAAATACAAAGAAATCAAGAATTTATTTAGTTATGATAGAAACAAGAAAAACAGAAATCAGGTATGTGACATCTGATCCGAAAAAGATGCTCAACATGTACCTTGCAAAACGTGTCCTCAAAACATGGGAGGAATCTTTCATTGATGAAGATACAGGTGAAACAGTAACCATCGAACGGAATGAAATTCTTTTTGACCGTGGCACGCTGATAGACCAAGACACTTTGGCGAAAATTCGTTTCAGTATGGAAGCTGACGGCATTAAGGAAGTGGAAGTCAGCAACCAGAACCGCTTGGCATTCGAGAACGAGAACAGTGTTTTATATCCGTACATCGCTCAAGCGCAAATAGGTGACAAGAAACATAAGTTCCTGCTGTATGCCACCGGATTGGAGAATACTTGTAGTATCTTGAAAGATTACATCGAACTAAACTATATGTTCGGATTCACCTTGACAAAGGAGTTCGATTCTTGCGTGATTCTTACTGACAACTTGAAAGAACGTAAGGTTGACGATGCTTCGCTTGCCTATCTCAAAAATGAAATCACTATGGCAGAATACGTTGACAAAATGGACGATGAGACGGAAGATAGTGACGAAGAATCTAAACCGAATGAAAAGAAATTCTACCAGATTGAGACGAAAATCACATTCACGGATGGGGAGAATGAAGACGAGAGAGTTCAGACTTTTGTCGTGAACACCTTCAACGTTGACAGAGCGATGATGCTTATTACCCACTATCTCAAAAACAAAGAGGAAGAATGTGAGAAACAAGCCAAAGAAAAGGGACATGAGTTCAGAAAGAGGGAAATCCATACAGCCATTGAATCTGCTAAACCTATCCCGGTCGGGCGGTTTATTCCGAAAGAGTTTTCAATGGCTTATATGGAATAACTTTGTTAACCTGCCTGTCCGGTCTGTGAAGATGGGGCGGGCGAAAATGGGGGTGCGCAGTGGAGTGCTTTTGACTTTCGAGAGGTGCACATGGTAGAAAGTACGGTACGTGAGATATAAGGAGTAATTAACCTTAGAAGTAGCGCAAAAGGATAAGTCCTTAATTGGGTGTTCGAATCGCCCCATCTCCACATAAATGTGAGCCACACATAAATGGCAAGGGTTAGTAAAGAATGGTTGTGCCCCGGAGAATACGCTTCGGGGCTTTTAATTGGAAAACTATGAATGAAATATTAACTGGTAAGATTTGTCCCTATTGTGGCAAGCCTACCGAATACGTGGATAGTTCTGTAATCTACGGATACTCCTACGGCATGATTTACCTCTGCCGTGATTGCAGGGCTTATGTAGGCGTTCATAAGGGTACAGACCTGGCATTAGGGCGTTTGGCAAATGCGGAATTGAGGGAAGCCAAGAAAGAAGCCCATTTCTATTTCGACCAGATAGCCAAAACCAATCTTATCAATAAGATTTGGAAGAAACATATCCCGAATACATCAAACAGAAACAAGGCTTATCTGTGGCTTTCTAACCAACTGAATATACCACGTGAAGTTTGCCACATAGGGATGTTTGATGTGGAGGATTGTAAAAGAGTTGTTGAATTGTGTAAACCAATAGTAGAATGCCGTACTATATAAAACGAAAGGCTAAGAAGAAAGACAAGCCTTTACCTCTGTTTGATAAAGCGGGGGTAACAATAAAGAAGAAGCCGGATTTAAAAGCTAAACTCGACAAGGAGTTTTCCCTTTTCATCCGGCTTCGTGATTGTATGCCTAACGGTTGTTTTCGCTGTATCTCTTGTGGGCAGATAAAGCCGTTTGCGCAAGCCGATTGCGGTCACTATTTCAGCCGCACGCATCTGGCTACCCGCTTTGACGAAGATAACTGCCATGCGGAATGCCGACACTGCAACAGATTCAAAGCCGACCATTTGGAAGGCTATCGGGTAAATCTAATTGCTAAAATCGGACAACGGAAGTTTGATTTATTAAAATGGAAAATAAAAGATTCGAAGGATAATCCTCAAAATTATAAGAAATCAGATTTTGATTATGAACAGCTAATCAAGTATTACAAGGCACTTAGTAAGAAGTTACGAAAGGAGAAAGGATTATGAGAACAATTAAATTCAGAGGGAAAAGTACCAACAATGGCAAATGGGTATATGCCGAACTGCACGGGCTTGGCATGGATTTGTTTAATGAGTGCGTAAACGAAGATACTATCGGGCAGTTCACGGGATTACGAGATAAGAACGGACAAGAGATTTATGAGGGGGATATTGTACAACTTGACTATATTACAACGCTTGGAAAACATCGCATAGGACTTTCATTTGAGGTCAAATGGTGTACCCAAGAGGGATGCTGGGTTGGATGGGATGGCTTTGTAGAAAATACTCTTCAACAGACACACAAAATGTTTGTAGTTAAAGGTAATATCTACGATAACCCCGAACTACTGAAAGGAGATATAAAATGACATACAAGCTACGTGATTACCAACAAAAAGCCTCTGATGCAGCCGTTTCCTTCTTCAATAACAAGGCAAAGAAAACAAACGCTATCATGGTTTTGCCTACGGGTAGCGGAAAGTCGCTTATCATAGCGGATATAGCCGCAAGGCTTGACGGGCATACTTTAGTGTTCCAGCCCTCAAAGGAAATACTCGAGCAAAACTTCAAGAAGCTCTGCTCATACGGCATTCTTGATTGCAGCATCTATTCGGCTTCCTTTAATTCAAAGGAGATAAGCCGAATAACATTCGCCACCATCGGCAGTGTGAAGAATCACCCCGAACTCTTTACCCACTTCAAAAACATCATCGTTGATGAATGCCATTTGGTAAACCCCAAAGAGGGAATGTACAAGGATTTTTTTGATGCAGTGAAGTGTAAGGTTCTTGGACTGACAGCAACGCCATACCGTTTAAGCTCCAGCCGTGATTTCGGCTCCATGCTGAAATTTATCACTCGGACAAAACCTCATGTCTTTTCAGAGGTCATTTATCATGTACAGGTATCAACCTTATTAGATATGGGCTACTTGGCGAAGTTGGATTACTATTCAATGAATCCTTCAGGGTGGAATGAACTTAACTTGAAAGTAAATACTACTGGTGCCGACTATACGGATAGGTCAGTTCAAAAAGAATATGAACGGATAGACTTCTACGGTTATCTCGTTCATATCGTCCAAAGGCTGATGAATCCCAAAGCCGGAGGAAAACGGAAGGGTATTTTGGTCTTTACCCGTTTTTTGAAAGAAGCGGAACGGTTAACGATGTCAATACCCGGTTGCACTATCGTTTCAGGTGATACTCCTAAGAAAGAACGTGAACATATTCTTGAGGCGTTCAAAGCTGGTGAAATTCCGGTAGTAGCTAATGTGGGTGTACTTACGACTGGCTTTGACTATCCGGAACTTGATACGGTCGTTATGGCACGTCCTACAATGTCACTTGCCATGTGGTATCAGATAGTCGGTCGTGCCATCCGCCCGCATCCTTCTAAAGAATGTGGATGGATTGTGGATTTATGCGGTAACATCAAACGTTTCGGAGAGGTGTCGGATTTACGATTGTTTGATAGCGGTAATGGTAAGTGGGCTGTATTTTCTAACGGAAGGCAATTAACTAACGTGAGATTCTAAGACTATGGACGAAGGATTTTTGAGGCTAAGCCGCAGGTTTTTCTCGAATGAAATGTGGAATGAAGCCCGTACTTTTAGCAGTTGCGAAGCGTGGTTAGACTTAATTCAGTCTGCACGATTTGAGGCAACGCCCCGAAAGGAGAGTATCGGAGGTCGAGAAATCTCTTATTCAAGAGGTCAATATCCTGCATCCATAAGATTTCTGTCACAGCGTTGGAAATGGTCTGAAAAGAAAGTGCGTTCCTTTCTTGTGCATCTTAGAAAGAAAGGTATGATAACTGTTGAGTGCAATCAAGGAATGAACCTTATAACCTTATGTAAATATGAAGAATATAATCCAATGGGCACAACCAAGGACACAAGTAAGGGCACAGGTATTGAAAAGGAAATCAATGAATTAAGACAGGAATGGGCACAACTAAGGGCACAATTTGGGGCACAGTCCATGAACAACAATCTACCGCAATCCGAACTTTTACAAAAATCAGGGCACACAGAGGGCACAAATATAAAGAAAGAAGAAAGAGAGTATATAGATATATCTCTACATCAAAAGAAAGAAAATACTCCTGACGGAGTATCAAAGAAAGACAAGCTTTCTTCGCCCTCCCCCTCTGAAAAGATTGATTACAGCGGATTGATGGAATACTATAATACCACATTCAAAGACAGACTCCAGCAGATAAGATCAATGACTGATGTGAGAAAAAAGGCTGTAAAAGCCCGGATAGCCCAATATGGGAAAGAGTCAGTGAGGAGTGTTTTCAATCTCATTCTTCAATCCCCGTTCCTACTTGGAGCTAATGACCGCAATTGGAAATGCGACTTTGATTGGATTTTCAAACAAGCAAACTTTACTAAAATATTGGAAGGAAACTATAATGGGACAAGACTTAGTAAAAATCAACAGGATAGCGAGCAGCGAAAACGTGATTCAGTTCTTGCAGTCGCTACAACCGTTAGAGAAGCTGCCGCAAAAAAGAGAAAGGAACTTGAAGCAGAGGGCGTTATTGAATAAATATCTCGATCCTGCACAATTCATTCTTGATTACAACCCTGATTTGCAGTTCAAACTTGTCAGATGTAATGCAACCCATTCAGAACTGGCGTTGAATGACAGCATTCCGAGTTTAGGGCTATTGTCTTCTACTTATGGGGATGAAACACCGATAGAATGGCTAAAGATACAATTTGGCTCATTGAATGACTTTGCAGAAGTTTCAACCAAGATAGCGAAAGAGCAACTTTCTGAACTATCGGAGATATTCCTTTCGGAGTATTATTATATAAATGCCGCTGAAATCTGTTTTTTCATAGCACGGTTTAAGTCAGGGAAGTATGGGCGGTTCTACGGATCAATAGATCCATTGAAAATAACAAGTGCGATGCTGGACTACGTTTCGGAACGTCGGAAAGATATTGAGCGGAAAGAGTGTGAACGATACAGAAACCAACGTGAAAAAGAGATAGAGGAGCGTGGAAATAACAGAATCTCTTATGCTGAGTACATTGAAATCAAGCACCGTGCTGATGCAGGAGATGAGGAAGCCAGAAAAATGCTGATGTCACCATGAGAATAACCGTTTACTGGGTAACAAGAAATCCGGATGTTATCGTAAGAATCCGGAAAAAGTTCAATATCCCAAGTTATACTTCCGTGAACTACGAAACAGAATGTGAAATCAAGGATGAAGACTTTTCACTGTTAGAAGAAACAGAACGAAGGGGATTTATTCAAATTAGAAATAAGAATACACGATTATGAAATCATTAAAAGAAATACTAAGGAGTTTAGAAGGTCTGTCCGATATCGAATTGTTCGTGATAGACCTTTTTTGTGGTGCCGGCGGTTTGTCCGAAGGTGTGGAAGAAGCACGATTGGATGGAAATAGATGTGCAAAGGTTGTTTGTTGTGTGAACCATGACAAGAATGCCATCCTTTCACATGATGCCAATATCCCTGATGCACTTCACTTTATTGAGGATATCCGTACACTGGAACTTTCCCCGATAAGCACTATTGTAGAACGTATCCGTCAGCTATACCCTGATGCTATGATAATGCTTCATGCCTCTTTGGAGTGTACCAACTTCTCGAAAGCCAAAGGCGGTCAGCCACGTGATGCTGATAGCCGGACACTGGCTGAACATCTCTTCCGCTACATTGATGTGATAGATCCTGATTATATTCAGATTGAGAATGTGGAGGAGTTTATGAGCTGGGGAGATATGGACGAAAAAGGGAAGCCTATCAGCATGGACAAAGGCAGGCTTTATCAGAAGTGGGTGCGCAATGTCAAGAAGTACGGTTACAACTTTGAGCACCGCATCCTGAACGCTGCCGACTTCGGTGCCTACACCACAAGGAAACGCTTCTTCGGCATCTTTGCTAAAAAGAGCTTGCCGATAGTATTCCCTGAACCGACCCACTGTAAAGGTGGCAGGCAGGACATGTTTTCTAAGCTGGAAAAATGGAAACCCGTCAAGGAAGTTCTTGATTTTTCTGACGAAGAAACTACCATCTTTAGGGAAAAGCCTCTTGCAGAGAAAACGCTTGAACGCATCTATGCCGGACTTATCAAATTTGTAGCCGGAGGAAAGGATGCTTTCCTTTCCCGTTACAATACGGTTCGCCCTCAAGACACATGCAAATCAGTTGATGAACCATGCGGAGTGTTGACTACTGAAAACCGCTTTGCAAAGGTACAGGTAAGTTTCCTCTCCAAACAGTTCAGCGGACATCCCGAAAGCAAGAATGTGTCTGTAGAAGAACCGGCAGGTGCAATCACCTGCAAAGACCACCATGTTTTTGTCTCTGCTTATTATGGAAATGGACATAATCATTCGGTAGACCTTCCAGCTCCAACGGTCACAACGAAGGACAGGATGGCTTTAATTGAAAGCCGATTTATGTGTTCTTATAACTTTAAGGATACAGGAAAGGATATTAACCAGCCTTGTCCTACACTTCTGACGAAAGACAGACTTTCTCTTGTATCTCCGTTTTTTATGAACCAATATTCTGGAGGTGGTCAGGTGTCTGATATAAACTCACCATGCCCCGCTGTTACCACAACACCGAAACAAAACTTGGTAACATGCCAGCCGTGGATAATGAATACTGCATTCTCAAATGTAGGTAGCAGTATAGAGGAACCCTCCCAGACCATTACCGCAAACAGGAAATGGCACTATCTGATGAATCCACAGTTCAACAGTGCTGGCGGCTCTGTTGATAACCCCTGCTTCACATTAATAGCCCGCATGGATAAGATGCCACCCTATCTAGTAGCAACAGAAAGCGGTCAGGTAGCGATTGAAATCTACGACAATGATAGTCCTATGACCGTGAAGATAAAGGAGTTCATGGCACTGTATGGCATAGTGGATATTAAAATGCGGATGCTTCGCATTCCGGAACTCAAAAAGATTATGGGATTCCCTGAAGATTATGTTTTAATAGGCACACAAGCTGACCAAAAGAAGTTTATCGGGAATGCAGTGGAGGTTACACAAGCGAGAAAAAATACTGAAGCACTTTGCAAAGTATTGAGAAAGTTGAGATTGAAGAAATCAAAAGAAATAGCTTAATGGAAAATGGAAAACTTATATTAGATGCCTGCTGTGGCAGTAGAATGTTTTGGTTTGACAAACATAATCCTCTTGCCTTATTCGTTGATAAGAGGTCGGAAATAGTAACTGCCAAGGACAGAGATAAAATCAGAACTATAGAAGTAAAACCTGATATAATAGCCGATTTTACCAACTTGCCGTTTGAGGATAATTCTTTTCACATGGTAGTATTTGACCCACCTCATCTAAAAACACTTGGTGAAACGTCATGGATGGCTAAGAAATACGGAAAACTGCCGAAAAACTGGCAGTCACTAATACACGATGGATTTACTGAGTGTATGCGTGTCTTGAAGCCTTACGGCACTCTTGTATTCAAATGGAATGAGAGTGAGATAAAAGCTGCGGAAGTTTTGTCTGTTATCCCGTTCAAACCTCTTTTCGGACATACTACCGGAAGACAGAGTAAGACAATATGGATGTGCTTTATGAAACTGCCAATTAACTACAAAAAGAGTTTAATAAAATATTTATCAGAATCATAACTAGAGATATATGAATAAGATAGAAAAACTGGCTGGAGAATATAACTCCACCTTTGCTCGACTGGCAGTAATAGAAAGTGAATTGACCAAAGAATGCCAGAAGTACGTTTCCTGGGATACCGTTCAGGTAAGCATTACTGGTGGCGGTGCTCCCATTGTAAAAGCAAGGAATGAGATAGATGCCGTTCCTTTGGAGGATTTTGTTGACCATGTAAACGAATATGGAAGCATGTCAGAATCCGCCTACGGACATTTGGCTTGGTATTCGATTTAAAACTAAACCAATATGAGCAAACTATATAAAGTAACCATTTTCGGGGAATCATTCCTAATCGGGTGGTTCCCTTTCTCTTCACACTGGTACAACAAGCTAAAGATAATCAAATGATAGTACGTCATTTTATAAGAGTTCCGGTTGGAAGTACTGTCTATTGCGACAATCAGCCGGTTAAAATACTGGAGAAAGGATATGCCCTTGCTCTATGCGATGTCAATGGGAAACGGGTATATATCACCTGCTATGATTTGGAAAAGAAACCATTCGTCAGCACGAATGGGGGGAAGAATGAAAAAGAGCCAACCCACGCACTACCATGAATCAGCTCTTTCTTACACGATTATGATGCAAATATACTATTTACTTTTAAAATAATCGTGTTATGGAACTGGATTTTAACAAAATAATTCGTCTTAAAAAGATTCGTATCGAGAAATCAGAACTTTCAGAGGAAGAAAATACCTTGACTTCCCCGATTTTGAAAGACAAAAGCCTTATCCATGAAATCTACAAAATTTTCGTTGAGTTGCTGAATGAGAGGGGATGTCCGCCGAATATTGACAGTGTTACTCAACGGAAGAAGTTCATTTTCATTATCCTGTACCTGTTTTCTCCAAGTTCGCTTGCCGGTGGGAAAATGACAGCAGGGTTACGTGAAGAGATGTCAAGGGTGCTTGGGGTTCAGTCCAAAAGTACAATTTCCGACAATTGTGCTGATGTCGTGTTTCTGTATCAGAATTATGGGGACTTTAGTGGAGATATAGAGTATCTTTACACCGAAATCGTAAATCGGTTAAAATTCAAAGGGCTAATCAATTGAAAGCCGGAGTTTAGTGCTCCGGCTTTATTTTACCATTTCGGAAATTTTTTGGATAAAATTTTATTAGAATATTTATACACTTCATCCGCAATTCTATAATATTCAGGTTCTTCAATCCTTTGGTTGAATTCGCTGTCTTTATTAAGATTGTCAAAATCTTTATGTAATCCTATGATTTTTTTAGCGTTTTTGTCTGTTTGGTATCTTGCTTCAAACTGCACAAGATATTCGATAAGATTAGAAATGTCATTAAAGGCAGAGCCACAACCATATAACGAATAGTCTATGTATTCTTTTTTTATAGCATATTGTGCTTTTATTAGAAGTCTAAATAACTGCTTGTCTATATTGTTTGCAATATCAGACTTCATTTTAGATTTTTCTTTTCTATAACTCCAGTGAGTATCTGCAATATTTTCTATAGTCCTTTTTAAATATGGGGAAACAAAAACCCCGAAAACAAAGCTAATTATTATACATATTATTTCTAATGTTTCCATATTGTTCTCTCTTTATTTATAGTATTCCTTCCCTCGTATGTTTTCATGCTTTGGCATACATGGTTCTCCATCAAAATGGATTTTACCTCCACAATGAGGGCAGGTGATAGTGTCTGAATCATTCCTAAATAAGTCAGGAATTTCCACCCCTAAAGCGTCAGCTATATCAGCAAGCCTATCAACGCTGAATTTATTTCTTGCTATAGCTTGCGAAAAAGATACAGGCTGTATTCCCAATTTATCAGCCAATTGAGCTTGTGTAATGCCTTTCTCTTTACACAACTCTTTAATTCTTAATTCTGTATTTGCCATAAATTATGATTTTTGATGCAAAGATATATAATATAGTGTATATGCGAAAGAAAAGTTTGATAATTATTTGTTTTAGCTATATTTTATGTGAATGAATATAAATTTAGTGTCTATGCTATATAAAATGTATTAAATATAGCATATATGCATAATTTACATTTGCTTATTTCGTATATATACTATACCTTTGCATCATCAGAAACGAAGTAATAACAATTAAAAGATATATGATTATGGCAACATCAGTAATTAAACAAAGAACAATAGAGAAGTTCATCATGTCAGAGTTTGCACAAGGCAACTTGAATACCAAAGAACAAGTTAGCTGTATGCTTCTTCTGATTCAAAAGAAGCTGGGTATGTCAGTAGAGCAAGCAAGTGACTTTATGAGAAACGCAATTGGTATTAACGCTTAAATATACGATCATGGCAACAAAGAAGGTTGATGAAAAGAAAACATTGAAGTATGCAGTAGCATTTTACTTCTGCACATCAGGCAAGATAAACTTCATGTTAGGTAAGAAGATGTACCAGCACATAGACACTGTTTATGACCAAAGAGAAGATGGCAGAGGTTTCAATACTTGTGAGGTTGTTTACAACTACAAGGCTCAAAAGTACGAGGTTCTGAATGTAGATACAGAGATAGGCAATAAAGAGATTACAATATTATAAGTTTAACCAGCAGGGCGAAAGCCCTGCGCAATATAGAAGAATATGAAAGAAAATATATTTTTAAAAGCAGTTATAGAAAAACCGTTATTGAATAATGAACCAGAAGTTTTACACCTTTTCGTTCAAATAATCAATGAAATAACTTCTTGTATGTCAGAAGACGAGTTAAAGGGCTGTATGAACTCTTTAACAGTACAATACCCTTACTTTAAACTGTTTTTCGATTATGATTTCGGACATAATCATATGTGGGTGAAAGCATCAGGTTCTTTAGAAAGATTGATATCGGTTGAGTTCTAATCCGGTAGCTTTCGAGCTACCACAATATACACGATTATGAAAGCAGATTTAGTTTTAGTTATCAGCCCTGAAGCCCCACTGATGAAGCAATTGGGCAAAGTATTAGGTAGGTTGTGCTCTATGTGTGACTTTTCTACCATAGAAAGAGGCGAAAAGTATGTCACGATACGGCATGATGAAACCGGGATTGTCGTGGCTTATACGAGTGAGAAAGATTGAATGTGAAACATTAAATATTGATTATTATGGGTGAAATAGCAGATAGTTTAATTAGTGGTGAATTTGATTTTATCACCGGTGAGTATTTAGGTGAAGCGGTTGGTTATCCAAGAACGCACGCTTATGACAGACATGAATACATGCCACCGGTTGAAAAGAAGCCTACCTGCAAGGCGAATGTTTGTATAACTAACATGTGTAAGGACAGAGGTTTCAGTAACCGTGAAAAGATTGAATTAGTAGCCAAATTCTTGTATAGCAAAGGTTACAAACAATTGCCTAACCTATTCCATCAGTATAAAATCATTCACAGCCAGTACAAGAATGATTTTAAGAAGTTTTTGGTTGAACAAGTAAAGCAAAGAAAGGATGAATAATATATTCACAATATGCTATTCAGAAGAAGAAGCAAATGAAATAGGTCACTTCATTTTGAGTAGAGGATACGAGGGTGTTCAAAATGATAGCTATAGATATTGTCGTGAAGCGATTTGGTGGGCTTTCAAAGAAGCCAAAAGGCATCATTCAAATTGCATCTACGTTGGCGTTGCAGGTTGCCAAATGACTGTATCAAAATCAAAGCGAGGTCTTAGACGAAATGGTCTTAAATACATAGAGAAAAGGCGAATGTTTTACAAATTACTAAGTAAGTATTGATAAATAATTATGAACTCAATTAACGACGAAAGAGGTTGCAGCGTATGTCAACCCGGTAAAGAAAACTATTGCACTTACACTACCAAATTGAAAGGTAAGAGAGTAAGAATGTACCAATATGACTATCGCACTGAAAGTGGCGAACTGTTTGCTTGTTGTGCACCTACCTTAGAGGCGTGTAGAGAAAGACGGGATAAATGGCTTAGTTCACGACAATAAGCCGATTGTCGTGTATAACGATTGAAGATATTTCGTTATCTTTGGTTGTGGTAGTACCTTTGGGGTACAATCGCGGGGTGGAGCAGTTGGTTAGCTCGCTACTTTGACTTGGTAGAGGTCGGTTGTTCGATTCAGCCCCCCGCAACAATGAATATTAACTTGAAAATTTGACACGATTATGAACATTCTTACATTAAGCATCAAACAGAAGTATTTCGATGAAATCTTGGCAGGCAAGAAAACCCACGAATACCGTGAAATCAGACCAACAAACGCTAAGAAATATATCACTTACCTATGTGGCGGTAAAGAATATCCGACTGATGCAGAACTGCCTGAAGAAGGTGAGGTAGAATTGAAGCCTATCAAGTACGATGCAATCAAGCTTCTGACAGGTGCATATACGGGTAAACGTCCTTACATCATTATAGAGGTAAAGAATGCAGAAGCAGTAATTCTCACAGATGAAAACGGTAATGATATTGTTTACGAACATCAAGGCGAAGAATATCTTGCCGCACAAATGGATTATACTTTGGGTAAGATATTAGAGAAACATATAGATTGATTTGTTTAACTTTTAAAATTAGAAAGCAGAGTCGCAAGAAGAATTAACAGAGTAGCCGGACCTCGCAGAAATATGAATGGTGCAGGGGCAGGTGGTAGATTGGTTGCCAATCGTAGAGGTACAGCAAGTGCCACACAGTTAGGATCACGCAGACAGCGTTACAGTGATCTTCGTACTTCATTTGGTTTAAGTGGTGGCTAGCTATGAACAAAGTAGAACAAGCGAGCCAATATATAGACCTCATTCGGGTAAAATCGAATGAGGCTTTACTGTTTTTATCACTTGGTAAAGATTCGCTTGTTCTGCTTGATTTAGTCTATCCGAAGTTTGACCGGATTGTTTGCGTGTTCATGTATTTCGTCAAGAATTTGGAACATATTAACCGTTGGATAAACTGGACTAAAGCCAAATATCCGAAAATAGAGTTTGTTCAAGTACCACATTGGAATCTCACTTATATTCTCCGTGGCGGTATGTATTGTGTGCCAAATCTGAAAGTAAAGCTGTTGAAGTTGGCAGATGTGGTAAAGGCTATGCAACTTACTCATGGAGTTTATTATACATTCTTGGGCATGAAAAAAGCTGACGGTATGAATCGTAGACTTATGTTGAAAGGGTATGAGGTAAACGGCTACGAGAATAACGGTATGGTTTATCCTTTAGCTGATTGGACACAAAAGGATATTCTTGCTTATATGAGGCAGCATAATTTACCCGAACCAGTTCGGTATTCATTGAAAGCCAGTTCGGGAGTAGGCTTCAATCTTGATTGTATGCTTTGGATGGAGAAGAACTATCCACAGGACTTACAGAGAATTTACAAAACTTTCCCGATGGCTGAAAGAGTACTTTGGGAGTATCATAATCAACAAAAGTAATATGTATGGAACTAAGTAAATATATCAAGAGTGAATCGGTAGAACTTAACCGTTCTGCCATTCGTTTTGCAGACTACAATCCGAGAAAACTTTCCGATGAATCACGTAAGACACTGAAACGTGGCATCAAGAAATTCGGATTGGTAGGTGGAATAGTTGTGAATAAGCGTACCGGGCTTACCGTAGTCAGCGGACACCAGCGTTTATCCGTCATGGACGAATTACAGAAGTTTCCCGATAACGACTACCGCATTCGTGTCGATGTCATAGACGTGGACGAGAAGCAGGAAAAGGAGTTAAATATTTTGATGAACAATCCTAATGCGCAAGGTACATGGGATTTTGATGCCCTTGCCCGTATTGTTCCCGACATTGATTGGAAAGATGCAGGCTTAACCGATGCTGACTTGAATATGATTGGCGTTGATTACCTGTTACAGACCGATGAAGAAAGCTCTATTGCAGACGCTCTGTCTGATATGATGGCACCAGTTACCGAGCAGAGCGAAGCCGATAAAACCGCCAAGCAGTTGGAACGTGCCGAAAAGGTTGCCCACATGAAGGAAGTCAAGCAGCAGGTAAAGGAGAACGCACAGAAGCAAGCCGAGAACATGGATGCCTATGTGATGTTGTCATTTGATACCTACGAAGCTAAAGCCGCTTTCTGTGAAAGGTTTGGGTATGACCCCGATATGAAGTTTATAAAGGGAGAAGTGTTCGATGAACAAGTAGAAAGAATTGATTGATTTTTAGGGAGGAAAGCCGAGTTAGAAAGAAAACATATAGTCAGCTATATCAACAGTCCAGACGAATAATGTATAATGCCGGAAGGCAATACGGACTTGGTACAGATAGACAAAGGAGCATAAGAGACAGAACAAAATCCATAATGGAAAGATATGATATAAGAATAGATAGCTATTTCTCAAAAAGAGGAATTAATATCTATGGAAATAAGCCTGTTTCTCGCCGCATATATATGGGTAATAATAATGGATGATTGATATGAGTAACAGTGAATCTCAAAACAAAAAAGGTAAAGGAGGAAGAAAGCCCAAGTTTGATTATACAAGCGAGGACTTTCTTTCACTCGTTGAATCGTATGCCAAAAAGGGATTCACTGATAAGGAAATCGCTCATGCAGTCGGAATTTTACCGCAAACTTTCTGTGAGAAGAAAAGCCGCTACCCCGAATTATCGGAAGTATTGTCGCGTGCGCGTTGTGCCTTAAACTCGCTTGTGCGTGCCAAATTTCTTGCTATGGCTCTTGGAGGTGTTAAGACTAAGAATACTACTATCAGAAAGATAAAAGACAGAGATGGTAATCTAACCGGAGAGGAAGAAGTTCAAATCGTAGAAGGTGAGTTGGCTCCAAGTTTACAAGCACAGTCTGTTTGGCTGTACCATTATGATGAAGATTGGAGAAAGGTTGAACGCAAGCAGGATGAAGATGCAGACATTCCTACTGATATAGAACACGGTATCAGCATTGATTCATGGATAAAAGACAAGCTGAAATGATAGTACCTCAAGAAATATATCATTCACTATACACCGATACGGAGAAATTCATTATCCTTATCACCGGTGGGCGTGGTTCGGGTAAATCTTTCAACGCTTCCACTTTCATTGAGCGGTTGACCTTTGAAATGACTCCCGTAGAGAAAATTGTTCATCAGATTCTTTACACCCGTTACACGATGGTTTCTGCCGGTATGTCTATCATCCCCGAAATGATGGAGAAGATAGATTTGGACGGTACCACGAAATATTTCAAGACCACAAAGACGGACATAGTCAATAAGATGACTAAGAGCCGTATCATGTTCCGGGGTATCAAGACTTCTTCCGGGAACCAGACAGCAAAACTGAAATCCATTCAAGGCATTACGACTTTCGTCTGCGATGAAGCGGAAGAGTGGACAAGCGAAGATGAGTTCGACAAGATAATGCTCTCCATTCGCAAGAAGGGTATTCAGAACCGGATTATCATTATAATGAACCCATGCGATTCCAATCACTTCATCTACAAGAAATACATTGAGAAAACTCACAAGCTGGTAGAGATTGACGGTGTGCAGGTTCAGATTTCCACTCATCCGAATGTGCTCCACATTCATACGACTTACTTTGATAATTTGGATAACCTTTCTCCTGAGTTCCTGAAAGAAGTGGAGGATATGAAGGTGGGTAATCCTGAAAAGTATGCTCATGTGGTTATCGGTCGCTGGGCTGACGTGGCGGAAGGTGCTGTGTTCAAGAAGTGGGGAATTGTTGACGAGTTTCCGGCTTGGGCAAAGAAAGTTGCTTTCGGGCAAGACTTCGGTTATACGCATGACCCGTCTGCTTCCATTCGTTGTGGTATCGTTGATAACGCCCTTTACTTGGATGAAGTGGATTACCGTACTGGATTGCTTTCTTCTGACATCATCAAGACTCTTCGCCCGTGGGGTTTGAAAGTCATAGCTGATAGTGCTGACCCTCGATTGATTCAAGAGATACACAACGGAGGAATCAAGATATATGCCGTAGAGAAAGGTGCAGGCTCTATCAATGCCGGAATTGACAAAATGAAAGATATGGAGATTTATATAACCAAACGCTCATACAACTTGCAAAGCGAGTTCAGAAAGTATGTTTGGGCAAAGGATAAGGACGGGAACTATATCAACGAACCGGAAGACCATGACAATCACGGAATAGATGCTGTACGTTACTATGTATTGGGTGAGCTTCTTGGTAAAATTCAGAAGCCGAAAGATTTAACAGGAATATTCACGCATTAAAAATATAAACTATGCCATTGAATTTAGAAGAAATATTAGCATTGCCTGACATCGGGCAGAAGATAAACTACCTGAAGAAAGGTAGGAAGACTGAACTTCCCGACCGTTGCAAACTTTGGGATGATTGGAATTCGGAACGACATGAAATCATGGTTGACAAAAAGAAGTATCCGGACAGAAAGGTTCTTGAAAAAGAAGCTGAGAAACACTTCGATGAAAAAACTGGTAAGACTTATGAAATCGAAGCAAAGTATAAGACTGAACCGGTGAACCGTATCTCCATTCCATTGGAACAAGATATAGTGAACATTCAAACAGCTTTCACGGTCGGCACAGAACCGTCTATGGATTGCACTCCGACTGATGATGATGAAAAGAAGCTGCTGGATGCGGTCAAAGCTGTATTCAAGTCCAACAAAATCAAATATCAGAACAAGAAGATTGTCCGTGCCTGGCTTTCCGAACAAGAAGCGGCAGAATATTGGTATGTTACCGATGATGATTCGTTTTGGGCGAAGTTCTGGAAGAAAGTTAAGACTTCCTTCGGGGGGAAGGTAAAGCCCACCAAGAAACTGAAAAGCGTGTTATGGTCTCCATTCAGAGGTGATAAGCTATACCCGTTCTTCAACGACGAAGGTAAAATGATTGCTTTCTCACGTGAGTACAAGAAGAAGCTCATGGATGATTCGGAGGTCATCTGCTTTATGACTATCACGGACAAAATGGTTTATCAATGGGATTTGTCTAAAGGGTATGAAGAAAGAACGCCTTTTGCTCATGGATTCCCAAAACTACCGGTTCTCTATGCTTATCGTCCAGAACCTTATTGCAAGAAGATAAAGACATTCCGTGTCCGGCTGGAAAAACTGTTATCCAATTATGCTGATTGCATCGATTATCATTTCTTCCCATTGCTGAAGCTAATTGGAGATGTAGAGGGTTTCATGGGTAAGGTTAAGGATAGAATGGTCAAACTTACAGGTGAAGGTGCGGATGCTCAATATCTGACGTGGAACCAAGCAAATGATACCGTAAAATTTGAGGTAGAAACCCTCTTTGAGAAAGCATATTCTATGACGAATACACCACAAATCAGTTTTGAAAAGTTGAGTGGTGCTGGAAATGCTTTGTCGGGAGTGGCTTTCGATTACGTGTTTCTTTCGACACATTTGCAAGTTCAAAATCATGCCGAGGTGATAGGTGAGTTCTTGCAAAGGCGTGTGAACTTCATAGTCTCTGCTTTAGGTTCTATAAATCCATCTGAATTTAACAAAGCATCTGAAACGATAGATATTAGTACAGAAGTTGTTCCGTATCGCCTTGACAATTTAGAAGATAAAGTTAATGTAGCTGTAAAAGCTGTGTCAGGTGGTGTATGGTCGCAACGACATGGGGTAATGTTTGCTGGAAATATTGACCGCATCGAAGAAGAAATTTCAGAAATAAAAGAAGAACAAGAAGAAAAGAGAAAAGCTGAAATGCAGAAACAAGCCATAAAGAAAGGGGAGTGAAATCACTCCTCTTTGTAGCTCCATTGATAGCCCTTGTGCTTCTTTATTTTCCCATTACAACACATTGAAATGCCCGAATGGTGCGCACCGGTTGTGCGTGCCGCTTCATTCAAACTATCAAATGAATTTATAATTTTGCCGTCTTTTAATTGTAGAACAGCTCGTGAATTATGGTGGTTTTTGCCAGTCTTTTGCTTTCTACCAAGAACCCTATATGCGTGTAGTAAGTTTTCACCATCAGTAACCCATTCAAGATTGGCAACGCAATTATTGGTTTTATCACCGTCTATGTGGTTTACTTGTGGTAGGTTTTGCGGGTTAGTTATAAAAGCATTTGCGACCAAGCGATGAACTTTAAATATACGCTTTCTGCACCATACATTCAAATACCCCTTTTTGCTTTTTATGGGTATTAAAATGCGTCCATCTCTAAACCAATATCCTTTACCGTTCCAGCATTTCTTTGGCAAGGATTTTACCCTACCTAAATTTGATACTTGATAATCGCCTTCGTACCCTTCAATGTCTTTCCAAATTTCATCCATATTCTTTTGCTTTAAAGTTAAATAAATAAAAGGCTGCCTTTAAAGTCGTGCGAAGACTGCCTTTGGATAATCGTGTTATGCTCTATCGGGTATCAGACTATATACACCGTTTACGGCACTTTCGCCAATCATCTTACTGATAGCATCCATACACTCATAGATACCATGATTGAAAGTATTACCTTCTTCAATGTATTCTCTACCGCTTTCTTTAGCTATGATAGTTGTTTGTTCATCAAAGACTACACTTGCCTCTCTCAACTTGATTAACGCGTTCATTAGGTCTAAATTAACCTTGATTTCATTTGTTGCCATAATTATGCGATTTTAATAAGGTTACACTTTTTGAAACAACGCCACTCTTCTTTTTCAGTGTCAAAGTATACTTGGCAATTATCAGCCGTTTTCTTAGTACCTTTTGTTTCTGGTACTCTGTTTTCCAAGAGAGTGCCAAAGGCTTGACGTAACGTGCCATCGGTTTTCTTGAAGTAGAACCTATCTCCACTTTCAAAGCTGCTTTGAGCTTTAAATTAGCCCATGCGCATTTTAATGCCTCACTCATTGAATAACCGTTCTTGCGAACAAAAGACCATGCCATTTGCATCACCTCTTTCATCTGACTTCTAAATTTTGTGCTCATACTACTTATATGTTTTAAATTATACTACTTCGTTTAATTTGATATTACAAAGTAAAACTAACTAGTTTAATTTCGCAATATTTAAAGTAATAAATAATGTTAAAAATAAAACTAAGTAGATTTATTTTAGCCATATAATTGTATTATGTGGTATAAATATCTTATTTTGTCGAATAAAACTATATAGTATTATGGACTTTAGAACAAGGATAAAAGAACTTTGTCAAGGGCAAGGTATAACTCAAAAAGAGTTAGCAGAAAAAATGGGAATATCTGATATAAGTCTGAATAAGACTTTACGAGGGGAATATCCGCAGTTGCAAACATTAGAAAAGATTGCGAATACATTAAATGTTCCTATTGCCGAACTATTTGAAAAGCCGAATGCCAGTAATATTATCGGCTTCGTAAAGGTCGGAGATACCGTGCATGAAGTAAAGTCTGCGGAGGATGTGAAGAATTTAGCTGGAAAATTGTAACAAATTAAATATTAAAGATATGAAATGTCCACATTGTCAGGTAGAAGTAAATGTAGATTTCTCAGAAAAATACATAGGAAAATATGGAAATATTTTTTATAGTCTATTCTATATGAGATGTCCAAATAGTGAATGTGATAAGCCTATTGTACTTTTGGGACAGGCAAACAATGCTAATCAATACCGTGACGGTACAATATCTATAAAAGAACAACATTCCTGTAATTTTAAACAACTATTCCCTGTAGGAAGCGGTAGAATGCCTGCTGCTCCTGAAGTTGAATCTAAGTTTGCTGAAGATTATAATGAAGCCTGTTTGGTACTTCCATTTAGCCCCAAAGCAAGCGCAGCCTTAAGTCGTAGATGCTTACAGAATATAATCCGTCTGAAAGAAGGTATTAAAGAAGGAAATCTCAAAACGGAGATTGAGAAGCTAATAGCAACTAATAAACTTCCATCATACATAAGCGACAACTTGGAAATAATACGTGGTTTTGGTAATATTGCTGCTCATGGAATGGAAGACCGAGCTTCTGGTGAAATATTAGATGTAGAACCTAATGAAGCAGAGTTCTTATTGGACGTTTTGGAACTTCTTTTTGATTTGTATTTTGTTCAAGCTGCTAAAGCAGCCAAGATGAAAGCTGCATTAAATCAAAAACTGACAAGCGCAGGACAAAAGCCTATACCATAAGTCGCATAGAAGAGGAGCTTGCAGAAATCAAGGAGGAACAAGGGGCAAAGAATAGCAATGCAGCGTCTCCTAACTCCAAGGGATAATTCATTACTTCATGTTTTTATAGTACTATTGAGCGGAGCTAATTTAGTTCCGCTTTTTTTATTGCTAAATTCTATATTATAGAATATATTTCTTGGAAAAATTTTATAATTCAAAATTAATTCATATTTTTGCATCAAATAAATGAGATATGAGAATTGTATCACATAAGAAATTGAAAGAGTTCTACGAGACGAAAGGCTATGAAGATTCACGCATAGCTTTAGAACGTTGGTATGATATAGCGGAAAAAGCTGAATGGAAGAACCTATCAGACATTAAAGTAGATTTTCCTGCTGCTGATTATGTAGGCAACCAGCACTATGTATTCAATATTAGAGGTAACAATTATCGACTGATAGTAGTTGTAAAGTTTACAATGGGCTATATTTTTATTCGGAAAGTGTGTACCCATAAAGAATATGATAAAATAGATTGTTCAACCATTTAAGATACAGGATATGAATAAAGTTAGTAAAGAACAATATGAATTTGCTTTGGCAAGAGTAGAGGAACTTCTGCCATTGGTTGATGATAATACCCCTGCAAACGATAAAAATGCGGTGGAGCTTACAGTTATGTCCGATATTGTGATAGCATACGAAAAAGAACATTATCCGATAGAAAAACCGACTGTTGCGGAATTGATAGAGCTATCTCTTGAAGAGAAAGGGATGAGTCAAAAGCAACTTGCTGGTGAGATTGGAATAAGTCCATCGCGTGTGAATGACTATATTTCTGGACGTTCGGAACCGACCCTCAAAATTGCGAGGTTGCTATGTCGAGTGCTGAATATACCTCCAGCCGCGATGTTGGGTTTCTGATTAGTTCATAAGAAGAATATTTAGGCGTGATTCATTCGGTTTCACGCCTTTTTTATACCATTTTACGACAATCGTTTCATTGTCGTGTATCACCTATCTGATAATTTTTCACCTTCTTTATAAATAACGAAATTTACCGTAGAAATTTATAAATCAAATTCATACGGTATGACAATCTTAGAACAAATCTTAGCAGGGCTACAACAGAAATTCGCTGGGGTGGACACTGCTATTCTTACCCGCATTGCCACTAAGAAGGCAGAGGGTGTAACGGACGAGACAAAGGTAAACTCCATTGTTGAGGGTATCAGTTTTTCGGACGTGCTTAATTCCTATGGTGATTTCCGTGCCGGGGATGCTTCCAAGACCGCAGTTTCCAACTACGAAAAGAAGCATAACCTTAAAGACGGTAAGCCAATCGAGACTACCACAACCACCAAAACGGAAGAGAATAAAGACGATGTGCCTGCATGGGCGCAAGCTTTAATTGACTCCAACAAGAACCTTTCTGATAAGCTAACACAGTTTGAAACGGAAAAGGCTCAAGCAACACGTAGCCAGCAGATTTTGGCAAAGGCAAAGGAGTATGGTATTCCCGAAAACTACGCCAAACGATGCGCCATTAAGGACGATGAGGACTTGGATGCATACTTCAAGGACTTGAAGCAGGAGTTCGCAAATGACGGCTTCAAAGGCGTGACCCCTCCCGAATCAGCGGAAGAGAAGATTGAGAAAGAATCTGAATCTATCGCTAAGATGATTGACGAGGGAACGAAAACTATTGTTGAACAAAACAAGAATTAATTATGTCAGCAGGATTTAAGTATGATTTGGTTCCGCCCGTTGAGCAAGAGGAACGTTATGATGTCCAGACAGGTATCCGCAGACGTGGCCCGTTCAAGCTCGACACGCAGAACCTTGTGGTGGGAAGTTTCCTTCCTGTATTTACACCGATTTGTGCGGACTTGAAAAACAAGTTCTCTTATGCGGTAATCAATGTAAGAGTTGTGGAAGCCTATACCACTGGTGAAGAGGCTTTGTCTATCAAAGTAGCCAAGAACTCTTTGGCTTATGTGGGAATGTTTGTCGGAAGCGGCACTAAAGGTGCTGAGGTCGCAGCTATTGACAAATCTAATGCCAACTACGATGTCTTGACTATCAAGGCTGCTTTCGGTGAGAATATCGCCAAAGATACCGTACTTTTCAATGCGGTTGCGGTTGACGGCTTGAAACAGAAGTACGTTGCAAATTCGGCTCTGTTTAACCGGACGAAAGTAGAGGACGGAATTACACTGGTTTCATTGCTTCGTACAGCCGCAGAGATTGAACCTTCAAAACTGGCTATGCCGTTCTCCGAGAACGATAAAGCCAACATGAAGGGATGGTTTGAATTTAACGAGTAAGGAGGTAGGATATGTTTTTAACGATTCAGACATTATTCGATGATGCGAACATTGTTTCCGCTATCATCAGACGTGTAAACCGGACGCGTAAAGATACAATCTATTGGCAGCAGTATCTTACTTTCCGCAGAGTAACTACTCGCGTGTTCAAAGATTATATCGGTTCTGTAACCGGAGTTATGGCAGGTTCCATCAATTCACGTTTTGGCGAAAAGCCCATCCGTGAACGTAGGAACATTGGTTCCGGATATGGTGAGATTGCCTACTTGGGCGATGCTTATCAGATGTCCATCGACCGACTTTCCGAGTTGCAGGATTTAATTGACAAGTTCAATGTAGCTAAACCGGCAGACCAAAAGGCCGCAATGGAAGAGATTGTAAACTTCCTGGCAGATGATTACCGTCAGATTACCCTTGCTGCTCACAAGCGCATGGATATTATTGTTGGTGCCTTGTTGATGCTTGGTGAAGCCACCGTTTACAACAAGGATGCTGCAATAACTTCCGGTCAGACCAATAATAAACTGCTGGAGATTACCCTTCCGTTCAATTTTATCAAGCCGAAAAGTGGAGATGTGGTTGTGGACGGAAAGAACATGTTCATCTCTTACCTGAGAGAGAAACTCCATTCTTTGGCACCGGACTATGGCGTTTATGCCAAGATGATTATGACACGCGCTTCTTTCAACAAGTTCGTGCTCGGTTCATCTGAATTTGGCGAGCAATACAAGATGATTCTCGGCAGCAACGAAATGAAGTTGAGTACGGGATTGGTTTCCTCTTCTTTGGCTTCCGAAGTGTTCACCGGCATCGGTTTGCCGCGTATTGAAATCAAGGAGGACTACGTGAAAGACCAGACGGGAAAGAATGTGCAGATTTACGCGGATAACCGTATTACTCTGTTACCTTCTGACAACATTGGTTATATGCGCCATCATACCCCGTATGAAGCGACAGACCCAGTACAAGGACGTACTTATATCCCGTCAGAGGGGCAGATGCTTATCTCCAACTACCGTGACAAAAACGGTCGCTACATGGAATATACGGCAGAGTGGATTCCGCAGATTTCCAATCCAGATTTGATAACCAATTTCGATTTGAGCGAAATTGCATCCATCCAATCAGCATAAGGGGGTAGGATATGAAAGTAAAGGTTATATCAGTTTTCCGCGACAAGTTCACCGGAAAGTATTATACTCCCGGTGAAGTGATTGAAGTCGGTGAGGAGACCCGTGTGCTGGATATGGAAAGTCGCAGACTTGTCGAAAGGGTTGAGGTGAAAACTCCCGAAGTGAAAACCACTGAAGAAAAGAAGGAGGTGAAAATCTCCCTCTTTGAGAAAGAGTTCGAGAAGAAAACTTTGATTGAGGCTTTGAAGTCCATCGGTGTGCAGGCTTCCGGCAATATGAAAGAGGAAACTCTTTTGGGTAAGGTTGCAGAACTTAATGAAGAATCAACAGCCAAACTGAAAGAAGCATTAGGTATCGAGTAAAAGGATAGGGTAGTGCTTCTACCCTTCCATTGTCTAATTTTATAAATCAGAAAAGAAATGAAGAATTTTATTTTTGCCATGTGTGGCTTTTTAATGATGTCTTTGGTTTCGTTGAGCGTGCAGGCATCAAGTGTGGAATCTTCTAAGTGTGAATACGTGAATCCATCGGTTGATGTTGGTCTGCCAGATATTCAGTTTATCACTTTGGAAACGGCTCTGGCTGATTGTGTTGTACCGACCATGACGCATCCCGTGTTTTTGGTTGCAAATAACCCGGCTATGATGTGTTCGATAAAAGAGGGAATGGCTATTCAAGGGATACGAATTAATGTTCCCAAATGCCCGTTCAGATACATCTATAAATCAAAGTATTGCACGCATTATAGCTATACCGCATATAGTAAACTGATTACATCATATTGATTGATAACAGTCATGAGTAACAAGGAGTTTGTATTAAGCGTATTTGATAAGAATCCCCCGTCTAATCTTGTAGTTGAAAATATACTTTCAAGAACGGGATTGGATGGCGAAGAACCTTTTGCCGAGGAAAATAGGGCAAGATTAGAGGTCGCTTGTGCCAAGCAAATTCCGTGGATGATACAAAATCCATCTTCGGTCAGCGAAAGCGGATTTTCTGTGTCTTGGTCTAATCATGTTGATAGCCTAATGAAATTGTACTCATGGCTGTGTAAACAGTACGGTTTGAAAGACGAACTGGGTAACAAACCTAAAGTGACTTTCTTATGATATTCGCTCCACACATATTGCAGGTAAAAGTTATCACCCCGATGGATAAGGATGAGTTTGGCAGACCTATTCCCGGAACAGGTGGTGAATACTGGCAGGAGGTATGCAAGTGCCGTTGTGATGATAACACTACCAAAGAGTTTTCATCTGATAACGGCTCTGTGTATCGTCCGAATTATCATGTAGTATGTGAGAAAAGAATTACTGTCAAGGCTGGCGATGAAGTACGTTGCATGGATGGTGATGGCGTAAGAGGTCAAGGCGAAGTCTACACGGTAAAGAGTACAAACTACTTTAACTACTCGGAATTATGGATGTAGATTCCGATTTCTCAGATGTCGACTCCTTTTTCGATGAAGGAGAATGGGAGGTCGAAAAGAAGATGATTGATGTAGGCGATGAAGCCGTGAAGTACGCAGAGGAACATGGGGATTATCAAGACCATACACTCACTTTGAGAACGTCCAATGATTACGATGTCGATAAAGACGGTTTGACATTGAAAAACGAAGCGGAATACGCATCATTCGTAGAATCTAAAGGGTATGATGTTTTGAGTAGTGCTGCTTTATATGCGGAGAAACGATTAAAAGAAGAATTTGAAAAATGAAAAAGTATATTGGAACAAAACAGATTGAAGCTGAACCTATGACAAGAGGTGACGCGTGGGGAAAACATCTTCTTAGAGAAAATCCGTCAACGGAAAATTTTGACGATGAGGGTTATCATGTTCGTTATGAAGATGGATATGAAAGCTGGAGTCCTAAAGATACGTTTGAAAAGGCGTATAAAATAGCTGATACTTTCCTTGACCGCTTGCATATTGAAATGCGAGATTTATATGAAAAAATGGACAAACTTGCTCCATTTGTTGAATCTGGGAAAATAGACGAAGTTGTGACTGACAAATATCAGAATTATTTGCTTCGTTTGCAACATAGAATTATGAGCAGGTATATTAATGTATTGGAATGCCGTATTGGTAGAGTTGATGGTTCCCCCGAAGCTCCCTTGCATCAGATGACATTTGGTGATGCTATCGAAGTCCTGAAACAAGGTGGGGCCGTCCGTAGGAGCGGCTGGAATGGCAAGGGCTTGTGGGTAATCAAGCAGGTTCCAGCTCGCATTACAGAGGATGTTATTCCAAAGATGCAATCTCTTCCGCAATCAGCAAAAGACCTTATTCTGAAAGGTAAGGGTTTCATTGACTATACTAGTCAATGCCTTATTTACGACGAGAACACCGGGCGTGCTGATTCATGGGTTCCGTCTATCAGTGATGTGTTTGCCGAAGATTGGGAGATTGTGGAATGATAGTAACTACCGACATAGGAAACATTCTCTACCGGGACTGCAAGGCTTTCGGAATAAGCATAGTACCCAACGGGGAAACGCTGACGGGTGAATTGACCTCTGAAAGAATCGTTATCCACACGAAGAAACAACAGCCGGGAAAGTATTGGAAGAAATCTTTCGCAGAAGTGAATCTATGTGTACCCAATTTAAGCGAGAATGAAGCGAACACAATCCGGCTTAACGAACTTGAAAGAAAGGCTGGCAAGCTGCTTGATGATGTAGTAAGCACCTATGACGGTACAACCTATCGTTACTCTATCGAATCAATTGGCACGGAAGCGGATACAGCTTTGAAATGCCATTACGTGAATGTGAGAATTTTATTTGAAGTAATAAATGTAAAACTATAAGATTATGATTTCAGCAGTAGGAATAAAAAGAATCTTGTTTGCCGATATTGATAAGGTAACGGCAGACATTACCCCCGAAATCGCAAAGACTTTGATTCAAGCCGCTATCAAAGCGAAAGATGAGGTTTTGAATGTACACGGGGAAACGTGGCAGATTGAGGAAACGGAAGCCTCTGTCACCGGGTACAAGAACCAATTAACAGGAAAGAATTACCGTTACGATGATGTGCCGGGAGAAGTATCACCCACTTTCTCTATCGGACAATATGACTGGAAGACAAAGAAAGCGTTCATGGGGGGCGATGTTATTCAGGCAACATCTAAAGATGTGGGTTGGAAGCGTGCTTTGGATAAAGTGGTCATTAACAAAGCATTGTTCTGTCTGACCGATGATGATGTCTGGTTCATCTTCCCAAAATGCCGTATTGTTTCCCGTGAAGCCAATACGGATAAGGCAATTGCAATCGCTGTAAAAGGCTTGGTGCAGGAACCGGGAATTGAAGGTGTATCTTCTGAATATAACTATGAAGAAGGGCAGATTAAAGCTTTGCAGGCATGAACTACAGTAACCATTGTACCTACTCCTTCCGATGCGACCGTAAAGCTGGACGGTGTAACGGTCAAGTCAAAGCAGGTGAATGCTGGGGCTACCGTTCACTATGAAGTGTCGAAAGTGGGGTACGTCACTCAGTCAGGAGATATTAAAACCACTCCTTCTGAAGTTGATACCACTCTTAAAAAAGAGATAACATTGGTAAAAGCATAAGAGTGATAACCGGGGGATGGATATATACCATTCCCCCTTTTAGTTTAAGAATATGAATCAAGCAGCAAAAACAGTTTCTGATGCTTTGTTAGGGCTGGATTTCATGAATGTGGAGATAGGAGGGATGGTTTATACCATTAAACCTCCTACAATTAAAATTATCTGTCGTGCCATTCATCATTTTTCCAATATCGCCCTGCGAGGAGATAATATCATGGAGGCTATTAAAGAGCTTCCTGAAGCTACTGAAGATATGCTGAAAGGTATTTCATGCTTCATCTGCGGGAATGATAGTTTGGTCAAAGAATTGGAGAACGGCACTTTTGAAGAAGTCAAAGATGCCTTGGAAGTCTGTTTCTCTATGATGGATATTTCGGCTTTTCAGTGTGTCAGCTCGATGAGGAACGTGTCGATGCTGGCAGCAAGACCGAAACAGTAGGAAACACAACGTTCTTCGGGCAGATAGCCCATTTGATTGACACGCTTCATTTGAGTTATACAGAAGTGTTTGAGGTTATCCCTTATAGGAATCTGTTGATGATGCAACGGGATAAACTTCATACCGTAAGTGGTCAAAAGGTGAATAGAATCAGCGGTAAGGAATTAGCTAATCGTAGGAAAAAGAAATAGATATGGCGAAATTATATTGTTTAACTTTTAAAATTTTAAGCTGAATCAAAAGAAGAAAAAGTTTAGATGATTTATCGGCACAGAGATGGAGATTAGCGCAGACTAACATTTCTGATGCAAGAATGAAGAGAGTTAATGCCGCATATCGGAAGTATGCTGGCAATATTCATTCTCGTGTAGGTAATTTCGGTGAATTAACCGACAGACAGTACGCCCGTAAGTTCTCGCGTAGGTCTTATGTGGGGCTGAATGGTGAGTAAAGAAAAAGCCGGAGAAATCCGGCTTTAACTAAATAACTTTATCATGAGTAGGATCGTAAGTCATTTCTCTATTCTTTTTTTCTATACGAAAATCTTTTATTTTTGATGAAAGTGATTTTTCTAGAGTTTGTTTTGCTTTGCGGTACGTACCATCGTTTGATGGATGCCGCGAACTAACAATAGCTCCTATAACTTTTTTATCTTTTAGATATCCTTGATTGTAGAATAAGTTCACTGTATTGCCAATTTGCGTTACAGCATGTGCTATATCTGTTCCCTTTAGTTCTACAAAAATATAAATACAATTGGAAGGCGAAGTTGGTGTATATACAAATAAATAGTCACACTTTCTATGTTTCGATGAACTGTCAAAATAACCGTCAATTTTTATTTTGTCAACTTCAGAAACCTGCTTAGATACAATAGTGAATTTACTTTTATTCTCGCCAACAGTGAAACGTGAAGTACATCTACATTTAGATAACTTATATTTGTCATCAAAAGATGTAGTGTCCGTAAATTGAGTTTTTCTTTCAAAGCATTTACAACCCATCTCTTTCGATATTACAAAGTTCATCAAAAATATGTCCTAGTTCGTTGGACGCTTCGTCAATATATTCTGCGCCTAAAGATTTAATGTCAGTATCTCTTATGTCTTTAACAGTTCCATTTGAATGAAAGAAATAAGAAGATACATCATCAAAATCAATCAGAGCCATTGAGGGAATGAGTTCTTTTATTTTAGGTAAAACAAGTTTTTTGTTGTTGCTTTTCTTTAATACTTCTTGTGCAAATATTAAATTATCTACTACTGATAATACATAAGGGCTGTGTGTTGTAATCACAATACTTCCATTTGACTTTCTCATTTTTCTCATAATCCAATCAATTAGGAAATGTTGAGTAGAAGGGAATAAATTTAATTCTGGTTCTTCTATAACTAACATTTGTTTTTTCTTGCTTTCAACATACTGATTAAATACAGTCCATAGGGGAATGATTGATTGAATTCCACTTGAAGCTTGGGATAACTTTAATTCCTTATGCTCATTTGTTAAATATATAGTATCGCCATTATTATTAAAAGATACTTGAATATTTAGTATGTCTATATCAATATTTTTGTATTGCATTCTAGCTTTTTCATATAAACTTCCAAAATCCTTTATACAATCAGGAATACTAGCTCCTGCCTGTAATAAAGAGAATATGCTATTAGAAAATGTTGAAATTAACAATCTTTCAGCTGGTATGTATACAGGAATACACTCTTCATAAATGACGCTCATCAAAAGTGGCTTAATGAAGTTTGAGAAAAATGCATTTTCTTTCTTTAGCTTATCGTCTTTTATGGAATTTTTTAGAGCATCTATTAAATCTTTTAATGACGATTCACTTTCTTTTTTTTCTATAAATTTTAATATGAAATCATAGGACTCAGATGTGTTAGCCATCTCCATGAGATCTGCATCTTTATAATTACTATGGAATTTATTTAATTCTATTTCCCAAATGTATTTTTCATTACGATATTGAATTTTTGTGGATGAATCGAATGAAAAATTTATATTGTATTTTTCTAATAAGTTGGTGAATGCTTTAAAGTTTCCTTCTTTGATAGCCCAAAATATAGAATTGTTGAATATTGCGATAAGCTTTGCAATTGTACTCTTTCCACTTGATGTATGACCGATAAAAAAATTATATTTTTTTATTTCAATATCAGCAGATTTTATAGCTCCGAAATTTATTACTTTTAGATGTGCCATTTTAATGATTTTGAGTCGTTTCTTAAAAATAAGAAAATATTCAGCAGCAAATATAGCTATAAAATTATAGTTATAACAAATAATGCCTTCTTATTCTCATTGAACAAAGAGATTATGAGTAAAGTTCTGGATTTTGGTTTTATAATTTTTCCGCTAACTTCTTAATATCATCCTTACTATTGATAACGTGAGTGCTATCTCCTATGCGAACAGCTCCTATAACTTCATCGGAAGATTTTTCAAAAAGGTCTGAAACTTGAACATTCAAAGCAGATGCTATTCGTTCTAATACTTCTACTGAAGGATTGCCATTTATGTGTTGACTTAATCCTACTCTGGATATTCCCATCTTATCAGCAAGCTCTTGAACAGTTGTTCCTTGCTCTTTTATAACTTCTTTTATTCGTAAAGCCATAACTATTCTAAATTATATTTTGTGCAAATATACATACTTTTAAATATGTAAAGCGATAGCTATTCTTAAATTGAGTTAATGTAAAGCGAAATATTTCTATTTTGTTTGATTATTTAAAGTGAACGGTTTACATTTGCATCGTGGTTATAAAACGATAGATATATGAAACGCTACAACTTATCTCAAATAATGAAAGACGCTCACCGCTTCTACAATAGCCGTTCAAGAATGGGCAGAACTTTTGGCGAATGCCTGAAACTCGCTTGGCGTTGGGCGAAAGACGCTATCAAGTTTGCAGAAGAAAGAGAAGTTAAGATAAAGGCTATGTTAGCCAACCAGAAGCCGGTAGAGCGTACATCTTACAATGATAGTAAGATTACTTGGTCTGACTGCTACAATTCAAATAGCCGTGGGTATATGGGTTCTCAATATTGTGGTGATTAAAGTCAGAGCAAAGTAGAAATGAAATAACTCAAAATATAAAGATTATGGAAACAATAGAACTAAGAGAAAGCGATATGTGCAGAGCTAAGAATCTCAATCGCAAAAACGGTTACGGCTTGGATAGCAAACAGATGATGCACCTTATTAACAATCATAAGAAAGGTGATGCGTACAAGCGTGCTTTGATAGAGTTTCGCTTGACTGATATAAACTTTCATCGTGAAGTCGAAATGCTAATGAACGGCAAGTATGATGAATTGAAAAAACAAGTAAAACAGTGGTAAGCAAAGAACGCACCACCTTCACAGGCAACGCGCTCGAAATAGTATAAACACATAAATATAACGAATATGAGAACAGAAATTATTAAAATGGAAAATTCTTCTTCATGTGAAATTGATTTGATTGAAGTAAGAGATGGACAAGCGGTAACCTCTTCATTGGTGGTTGCCAAGTATTTTGGCAAAGCACATAAAGATGTATTAAGGGCTATTAAATCATTGGATTGTAGTGAGTTATTTAACCAGCGCAATTTTGCGCCCGTTGAATATGTCGATAAAAAAGGTGAAAAAAGACCCATGTACTATTTAACTCGTGATGGGTTCACCTTTTTGGCTATGGGGTTCACTGGCAGGGTGGCTGCACAATTCAAAGAAGCGTACATTAACGCCTTTAACGAAATGGAAGAAATGCTCCGCAAGAATGATTGCACCAAGTATGCTGAAAAGATATTCAAATCCGAACTGAATTGTTTCAATAAACGGTTGAAAGAAACAGCAGCAAAAATAAGAAGAGAGAATGGGGTCGGATTTGGTATTTATGGTGAGATACAGGCAGGCGTATATGATTGCGACAAATTGCCTTTCCAAGAAAGATTGCGCAATATATTTGCCCAAATAAGCAATGCCTATGTAGAAAGTTATTATTTGGCAGGACACTATATAAACGCTGATAATCAAAACAAGCAGATACGCAAGTTGATTTCTGATTTTGAAGGGAAACTGGTAGAGGGATTTAGAATATATCCAAGCATATAAATACGATTATGAACTTCAAAACAAGACCACCGCCAATAATTGCTACCAAATGAGAGATTAAAAACATAGTTATAAATCAAAAACAACAAGAAAATGAGTAAACGATTTGCTATCGCCATTTTACCCAAAGAGAAACAGCAGGGGGGGTAAAGTACGGTTTAAAGATTGAAAAACCTTCAGCATTGGGTAATGTGTATGGATTGACCGAAGAAGAGCTGAAAGAACTTCGTGGATTGATAGACAATGTATTGACTAAATAAGTATGAAACATATGAAAACGAGACCACCACCAAAAACTTCACGACAATGAAACGATTGTCGTGTTATGGTAAAATAAAAATCTCTCTCTTACACGATTATATAATAAGTTTGCAAACAGAAACAACGCAGCTATCCTCACAGCTGAAAATATAACCCCGCCATTGGTAAGAAGTGAGGAGCTTGCCTTTGGTGGGGTCTAATTTTTTAAACTGTGTAAAAGTATGAATAATATTCAGATTTTCCAAAATGAGCAGTTCGGAAAAGTAAGAATCGCGATGAATGAGAGTAATGAGCCTTTGTTTTGTTTGGCAGATGTTGCAAAAGCCCTTGGGTATAGCAGACCTGCCGATGCTGTAAATCAACACTGTAAAGGGGTCGTTATTTTGCCGACCCCCACAAATGGCGGTGTACAAGACATAAAGTACGGCAAGGAAAGCGAGGTTTATCGTTTGACTATGAAATCTAAATTGCCGGATGCCGAAAAGTTCCAAGATTGGGTTTGCGATGAAGTTTTGCCCTCAATCCGCAAACATGGTGCATACATGACCAGCGATACACTTGAAAAGGCTTTGACCTCACCCGATTTTCTGATTCAGCTTGCAACCAACTTAAAAGAAGAAAAACAGAAGCGTATCGAAGCCGAACAGAAGATTCAGAAAGATGCACCTAAAGTCCTTTTTGCCGATGCCGTTTCAACTTCTCAACGTTCTTGCTTGGTTGCTGAATTAGCAAAGATACTGCAACAAAATGGAGTGAATATCGGTCAGAACCGTTTGTTTAGCTGGATGCGCGAGAATGGTTATCTTTGCCAAAAGGGTGACTACTACAATCAGCCAACGCAGAAAGCTATGAAATTGGGGCTTTTTGAATTGAAGAAAACCACCATCACCAAGCCGGACGGCTCTGTATTGGTCACTACTACTACCAAAGTGACTGGTAAGGGGCAAATTTACTTCGTAGAAAAGTTCTTAGGTAAAGATGCTGCTTAAATAATAATGCGCACCTCGTTAAGTCGGGGTGCGCTATTAGTTACTTGGGAATAACTGATATAAAATCCCAAATAGGATTATTTGATATAGAAATAATCATTCCTTTTTCAGAAATCAGTTCATTTAATTTTTTATTATTTTCATCACTAAAAGAGTCTTCTCTATTTAATATAGACATTTCTTGTTTGCAGATAGATTTGAACCTCTGAAACATGATGAAATCTGCAATATTGACAGCTATAAATACCGCCAATATTGTGATAACTGCATACTTTATCCTTTTTTTCATATTGTATAATTGTTTTAGTGACAAAACTACCCCAAAAACATATTCCGTCAAACTTTCTCACGACAATTCTTCCATTGTCGTTCTTTTGCAATCTCTGAAATAGCAAAATAAGTTTCCAATATTTACCTTCACAATTATTTTACCACAATAGCCCGATTGTTGCATATTTCACTGAAAATAATCATCTTAAAATTTGGCTATGCCGTAACTTTAACAAGAAAAATGGACTTTAAAGGAGATATTTCAGGATTGGAAGAACTTATCCGGCAAGCGGAAGATGAGTATTACTCAAAACTTATTGAGATAGGTAAGAATTGCATTCGCATTGCGCAAAACGCTCGTGGTAGTAATGGATTGAAAGAATATCAGAATCATACTTTCAACTTGCGTAATGCTCCGGGGGCTTGCGTTGTGAAAGATGGGCAAATAATATGGATGGAAGTAGTAGCTGACACTTCACATCCTGAAGCGAAAAGCGAAACGGAAAATCTACTAATCTATTCAGAGAAGCCAAAAGACGGGCTTTATTTGGCGGATGGTATGCCTTATGCTTCATTCGTTCGTTCAAAAGGGTATGATGTATTAGATTCAGCAATATTATATGCAGGTAGACAAATAGAAAAAAAATTATAGATATGGCAGGCATTATTTCAAATGTAGACAGTGATGTTCAGAAGTTGCGCAAACTGAAGAACGAGATAGAAAATGTCAAAAAAGCATTGATGGGTATTAATATTAAAGTGGATATTGATATAGCGAAAGGATTGCAATCACAACTTACCTCTTTGCTTGGGCAATATGATGTATTGGTGGATAAGATTGCGGCAGCGGAAGGAAAGATTATGCTTTCTGTCAGTCGAATCAATAAAGCAACCGAAAAGATTGTCAAAGCACAAGAGGTTGTATCTAAACCTACGGCTGATCCGGCACAGAATGGAGATGCTGCAAGGCAAACAAATACGGCTGAAACGGAAAGTGTTCGGGCGCAAGCAAAGGCTTATGATGATTTAAAAACCGAAATAAACGGCATTCTTGGCACAAGAGAAGAGAACATCAAACGAATGGTAGAGGAAATGAACGCTATCCGTTTGATTAATGCCGAAATCAAAAAGATAACAAAGTCGCAAGGTGAGTATTCTTCTTTGTCCTCTGCGCAAAGAAAACGGCTTGAACAACTGAACAACTCCCTGCTGACACATAAGGAGGCTTTGGCAGAGGTACGGCAAACTCTGAACAATAATGTCAAGTTGGATAATGTTGCCGCCACTTCTATGAAAGGACTGTCGCAGTCTTTGTCAAGGATGAGAATTGCTTATCGTGAACTGACGGAAGAAGAGCGTAATTCTCCTTTTGGAAAAGAACTCCTTGCTTCTATCAATCAGGCTGATGCAAAAATTAAGGAGCTTGATGCGACAATAGGCAACCACCAACGCAATGTAGGTAATTATGGCAAGCAGTGGAACGGACTTAGTATGTCTATCCAACAAGTAGGACGCGAACTTCCTTCTTTGGCTTACGGTCCGAAAGTGTTTTTTTCTGCCATTTCTAACAACCTTCCAATTTTAGCCGATGAAATTAAGCGTGCACGTATCGAATATGATTTGTTGAAAAAATCGGGGCAGTCTGCTACTCCGGTGTGGAAACAGGTTGCCTCTTCTTTATTCTCATGGCAGACTGCATTAACGGTTGGTATTACATTGCTTACTCTTTATGGCGATAAGGTGGTGGATTGGGTTGCAGGGCTGTTTAATGCTAAGAATGTCATGAAATCTCTTGTTGATATTCAACAACAACTAAATGACGTTCAATTAAAAGGAGTTCAAAATGCTCAATCCGAAATAACAAAGTTGGAATTATTATATAAAGCTACTCAAAATGCTTCAAAGCCTATTCGTGAAAGAAAAAAAGCTGTTGATGAGCTACAAAAATCATATCCTGATTTCTTCAAAAATCTTTCAGAAGAAGAAATTCTAACGGGAAAGGCAGCTGACGCTTATGCAAGACTTACTTCTTCGATTATTGCATCTGCACGTGCGAGGGCTGCACAGGATAAAATGACAGAGAATGCTAAAAAAATATTGGAAAATGAGGCTAAAATAACAGAAGAATATGCTAAAAGAGAAAATGCACAACTAAAACTTGACAAACAGATTGAATTAAGAAATAAAATAGACAGAGAGGCGAATCCCGATATGTATGCAGGTCAACAAATGATGGTTGGTGCAGCTTTGGGTAAGGTCGAAGAAATAGATGAAGGCATTGCTAAACTTAGACGTGAAATATACGAGCTAAATAAATCTCAAAATGAATTAGCACAAAACATAGATGTTAATGATTTGATATTCAACCCGAATGAAGATTCTTCAAAGATTGGTGAAGAAGAAAGGAAAAGACGTCAAGAAGAAGCAGAGAAATTATTGAAACAACAAGAACAGCTTTTCGAGGAACTTCTCCAACTCCGTTTCAAAAACCAGCAAGATGAAATCAACCTGATGAGAGAAGGCACGGAAAAGAAGTTGAAACAGATTGACCTTGATTATCAGAAACAGATTGATGCGATAAGAAAACAGGAAGAAGAATGGAGCAAAGCCGGTAACGGTAAGCTGACCGACAAGCAGGCACAGAAAATTTCAGAAGCTTATACCAATGCCGAAAGTATGAGAGATAAAGATATTTCCGATGTAACTGAAGGACAGCTGAAAGCCGAACAACAGGCTTTGAACGACTACTTGAAAGAATATGGCACGTTCCAGCAGCAGAAATTGGCTATCGCCCAAGAGTATGCGGAAAAAATAAGGAAAGCACAGGAAGAAAACGGTGTTAATAGTGCACAAGTAAAGTTACTGGAGAAACAACGTGATGTTGCCATACAGAACAAGGAAACAGAAGCCATAAAAGCCAATATAGATTGGGTTACTGTGTTCGGTGAGTTTGGTTCCATGTTTTCCGACATGATAAAGCCCGCCTTGGACGAAGCGAAAAAATATGTACGGACTGACAAGTTCAAGAACTCCGATCAGGCAAGCCAGAAATCATTGATTGACGCCATCAGCCAGATGGAAAAGTCTTTGGGTGGTACAAGTGGAGTCAACTTCAAGAAACTTGGAGAGGATGTAAAAGCCTATCATACAGCCGAACAAAACCGTATCAATGCCATAGAGATTGAAACAGCCGCTTTGGAAAAACTAAAGAAATCACAGGATGATTACGCCAAAGCACAGAAGAGTGGAACAGAAGAAGAAAAGCAGGTTACAGCGAATGCCCTTGATATAGCACGACAGAATGCTGACATTGCATCCGCCAATGTAAAGACACAGACGGATATCGCCAATCAGGCCCAGCGTAATGTGACTGATACCGCCACCAGACTGAAAGCAAGCATGGAAAATTTGTTGGGAGGCTTGCAGCAGATTTCATCCGGTGGATTATATAACGCGTATAGCGGAATTATCAAAACCGTGAACGGATTCAAGGATGTCATAGGAAAAACGTCAGAATCTCTTAAGGAGGTCCCCATTGTCGGATGGATTCTGTCCATCATTGACGTACTCAAAGACGGATTGAGTGATCTTGTCGGTGGTCTGCTTGATGCTGTTCTGAACGCGGTCAGTGGAATTATCGGTGATGTCTTGTCAGGGGATTTGTTTGTCACAATCGGCAGGTCATTGAGGGACGGCATAGGAAACATCCTGAACGCGATCTCATTCGGAGGCTTCAACTCCCTGTTTGGAATAGGTGGAAACGCCAAGGAAGTACAGGAAACGATAGACAGGCTGACGAACAGGAATGAAACTTTGCAAACGGCCATCGAGGATCTGACTGACGAGATGAAGGCAAGCAGGGGAATGAAATCGGTTGAATCTTACAAGGAAGCTGTAAAATATCAGGAGGAAGTCAATAAAAACTATCTGCAAATAGCAAAGGAGCAAGCCGGATATCATAAGAGCCACGGCAGTTGGCAGCATTATCTGAAATGGACGGATGAAATGCTGGAACACGCAAGAAAAGCTACCGGTATGCAGGATTTCTCCGGCACTGATTCCTTGTGGAATCTGACCCCCGAACAGATGAAGGCTCTACGGTCGGACGTATGGTTATGGGATATCATGGAATCTTCCGGTAAGGGAGGTTACGGTGAGCGTGTTACCGACAAGCTGGATGATTATATAGAGCAGGCAGGAAAACTGGAAGAACTGACCGACAGTCTTTATGAGGGCTTGATCGGAATGTCATTCGATTCCATGTATGACAGTTTTGTAAGCAGTCTGATGGATATGGAGAAGAGTGCGGAGGATTTTGCTGATGACATATCCAAATATTTCATGCAAGCGATGCTGTCAAATGCCATCGGTGAACGGTTTAGTGACAAACTGAGGGCATGGTATGATAAATTCGGTGAAGCCATGAAGGATGATGGTACGCTTGACAATAATGAGCGTAAGGAGCTGATGGATGAATACATGGGTTATGTGGACGAAGCCATGAAGCTCCGTGACGAACTTGCCGCAGCAACCGGATATGATAAGATTTCGCAAGAATCAACATCCCAGTCAGCTTCATCCAAAGGTTTTCAGGAAATGAGTCAAGATACTGGCGAAGAGTTGAACGGTAGGTTTACAGCATTGCAGATTGCAGGAGAAGAAATAAAGAATCAGAATATTATTCAATCTCAATCACTTAATCTACTAACAGTAAAAGCAGATGCTCTACTTTCCATAGATACGGAAACAAGAAATATTGCTGATGATACGCGGGATTTGATAGCGCAATCCTATCTTGAATTGGTACAGATTTCAGAAAATACAGGGGCAATCGTCAAACCTATTCAACAGATGCAAAGAGATATAGCAGAAGTTAAAAAGAATACAGCAAAATTATAG